AATCCATACCTAAACCGCCCAAAAAACAGCCTAACTGTGTTGCATGGCTAACACACCATCAAATGCCGCAACAAATCTTGCTGCAAAAATAGTCAAAGTTAGGCTATTTGGCCAAAATGGATGACTATTTTTATTTTACCCTCAAACTGGCTTTATATTTACCCTCAAACTGGACGCGATTTCATTAACGTATTACCCTCAAAATATGATACCGGGGCGACAGTTAAACAAAAGGAGCAAATGACCATGACTAATATTCGGCAATATGCGGACGTTCGCCAGACCCCACCCGCGACGATCAATTATGAAATGCAGCCCTATGGCGCGCTCGTTTTAGGCCAGCTTACATGGGGTCAGTATAATGGGTTCCCTACGCTCTCGGGTGTTGTGGTGGAAGGCGCTGAGACGGCGCGTCTATTCCAGCACGCAACGTCGCGCAGCGTGATAGGTGAACGACGCACGATCTACGCTATAGAGCAGCATGAAATCGACAGCGGCAAAGCAATACGCATCGCAATGTAACCCATATCAGTCGGAGCAAATGACCATGTCAAACGATCTATCCTACTACGCAACCAAGGGTGAAGCCACAGTCGCGCGTCGCCTAGTCCGCGCCATGCTGGCGCGTGAATTGTCTGTCAGTGTCAATGACGGGGAAGCGTGGACAGTCAAGAAATCACGCGACTATCGCACGATCGTGGACGCGCTTTGCAGCACAGGCGAAGACTATCTGCGCGTCTACGCACCGACCGCCGATTGCCTAGGGGCGTTCTATCTCGTTTGGGGCAATGACCCGACCGGGGAAGAATTGCTGTCCGATTGGACCGACAATGATTTCTGCGACCGCCTCGCGCGCATCGCCTACAAAGAGGCACAAGACGCATGACCTACTGCCTATTCTACGCACTGCTGGCCTTCGGGCTGGCAGTCGCCACCTACGCAGTTGCTGACGCAATCAAGAACGCAAAATAAGGAGCAAATGACAATGACACCTATCAAGCAAACCATCACAGTCGAATTGAACGCATATGCCCGCAACGAAACGCGACCCTTTGACATAGACGCGACCGTCATTGGTGACATCGCGGTCCACAAGCCCGTCCATTGGTTTACCAAGGATGGCGACCCCTCGCAGGGCAAGGGATGGACAGTCTCGCACCTGCCTAGCGGAAAGATTGTCGCATCGGCTGTGCCGCAACGTCTACAGTCGCGCGGCACGATCAAGGCCAGCCAAAAGGATTTAATCGCATTTGCGACCGCATGGCAGAAACAATGCCCGGCTTTCTTTGACGCCCTACGCAATGCCGGCAAGGATGGCTTGGCGAACATCCCCAAGGACATGACACGGGCCGCTCTAGACGTTGCCCGCGCCCTCTAACAATCGAAACGGGCGCAAGCCCGTCCGATAGCATGGCCAACTATCGCTGATGAGATAGGCCAAAGGAGCAAATGAAATGGCACGCATGGATAAATTGAGCACGTACCGCACGACAATCGCACAGGCAGGCGATTTAATCGCAGTCACCTATCATTCTACCCAAATCGTCGCATTTGATCGGCACAATGTAAGCTTGCGCACTGGCGGCTGGGATAGCGTTACAACACGACGCAAGATGAACCAAGCGGCCAATCAATTTGGGCTTGGGTATAGCGTATACCGCGACAAAGGCGCGTCATATGTCCGCACACCCGCCGGGGCGGTTTTACCGCTTGAAGATAATATGACGTTTTCACGCATTTAACCAAAGCAAAAGGAGCATAACGACATGATTGACGACCGCACATATTACCGCGCGTGCTCGACACGCCTATTGATCGAAACAGCACGCGATAGCGGCCATGAATTGGCAATCGCGCTCGGCGAACGTCTGGAAGAGTATGACACGGACGAAGAAACTATCGCCGATCTGTTAAAAGAGAACCGCGAACTAGACGCCCGTGTGGACGATCTGCGCCGTGAAGTTGAGAGCCTGAACCGCGCGTTAGGCGTTGAATAATGACGGCGGCAATCGCCGCCCTCGCATTGGCCCTATTGGCCCTATTGATGGAGGATTAACCATGTCTTTAGAAATTGCTGCAATCGTCATGCTGACCGCCGCTGTTGTGGCGCTGCTATTCGCCTTGGGTGACGCCCAACGCACAGCCGCGCGATGGAAACGAGAACACGACCTGCTGGACGCATACTTTACGCAATATCGCCAGAATAGCATCCGCCGCGACCGACGCACAGGCCGCTATATCAAAGAGGATTGAACCATGACTGTATCACTGATCAAACGCCCGGCTGAGAGGCCGAATGAACTGGCCGTGCTTAAAGAGGCCGCCAAGGCCCTCAAGGCCTATGACAAGGCCCGACAGACGTATAAGGCCCAAGAGGCCGCAGTAAAGGCGCTGTGCCGCGAATATGACCTCGCAGCGGGTGTCTGGGGCTTCCAGCCGCACCACCTGCGCAATGCGTGCGAAGCGCGGGGGCTGCTATGACACCCGTCGAGCACAACCCCAACTGCGCCGTCGTGCGCAGCGGTGATATTCGCGCATGGTGTGACTGCGGCGCTGAGATACCTGTCCTGAATGAGATTAGGGCGAACGTGTCCGAAACCATCGGCGCGGGGAAAGAGCGCGCGGCAATCGTGCGCTGGCTGCGGGGCCATCCAGACCCAATCATTCAAAACGTCTTGTCAGACGCCATAGAAGCAGGAGCGCACAATGAAACCGACGATTAAGAAACCAGCATGGCACGGCGGGAATAAAATCCCTGACAGCTATCTAAAGCGGTTTTGGAAATCCGTAGAGGATGAAGGCATCCCTCACGCCCTGCGCATGTTCATGGACAACCTGAAATGACACCAGACCCACAGGCAGAGGCAACCATGCTACGCATCGCACAGAGGCACTATGTCACTGTTGAGCGTATGCGCGGGGCCGAGCGCAACAAATACATCCAAGCGGCCCGCAGGGCTGCTGCCGACGCCCTACAGAAGCAGGGCTACAACACAACGCAGATCGGGCGCATCATGGGACGCGACCCGACGACTGTCCTAGCCATGCTGGGACGCATAGGCGCAAGGAGCCAAGCAAATGACTAAAAAAGAAATCATCCACTGGTGGGAGACATCTGTCCTGCCGCCGGGCGGAACCGATGACTTAAACAAGTTTTCTGACGATACCGCCATCCTATACGATGCGTTGCACGTTATGCCGGATGGGTCGCCTGTTGGGCTTGTGTATAAAAATTTGAGTAAGGCTTTGAAGGCATTCGAACGATATGGCTTCACCACTGACGAAATTTTAAGGATGCACCCACGGCATGACGAAATCGTAGACAACAACCTGAAAATCAAAAGCGTCGATGACGACTATACGTTCACAGGGTGGCGAAACGCTGTTCCGGGGCGTGATACTTTAGTGATTATGGGGGATGGGAAATGACTGACACACCACCAGACTGGGTGCTGATCGAAGCTGCGAAGCGGAGCAACGACCTTAATGAAAATGACGACCTAGAAATAACAATAGAATACTACGGAAAATCCAGCATTTTCCGCGCCCTGTGCGACATGATCCAGAAATACGAGCAGCCGCCCGTGGATCGCAAGCTGCTGTGTGCGCGTGAGGCTATAGCGAGAGCGGCTGATAGCGAAATTGCTCAGAGGCAGTGGCGCAATGGAATAAACGATCACTTGGCGAGTATCGAATGGACTGTCCGCGCCATCGAACTTTGGGAAGAGGGGTTTGGGAAATGACTGACAATCTGGTGAAGCGGCTGCGCGACCTAGCGGAAGAATGGTTTGAGATGTGCGACGACATCCATGAACCGCTTACCGAAGCCGCCAACCGCATCGAAGCCCAAGCGGCAGAGATTGAGCGGCTGCGTGAAGCGTTGGAACAAGCATTAAAGGAAACGACATGACATTCGGCAGACCATCCACATATAAGCTGCTCGAATTGGAAGTCGGCGAGGCGCGAGACTTTGAAGCCCCGACAGCCGCTGACGTGAACCGCATCGCCCGTAACGTCAGCCAGACAGGCATCCGGCACGACCGATACTTTCGGTGCAAGACAAACAAGCAGACCCGCATCACGACAGTAACGCGCATTCGGTAAGTCATTGAAAACAAACGAAAAAATAGTTCTTGATCTAACCTCAAAGTCTGCTATAATGGTGTCACCAACCGGGGGAGTGTCCCCGGTCGGTTCTTTGACAATCTGAAGAAAGGTAGTGGAGCAATGACCACCTATAACTGGGCGACGTATCCCGAAGAGCAAGCGTATCGCAGCGGCTGCAAGGTTCGCTGGAAATACTACGACAAGCGGGAGGACGCCGAAGCCGCATCGAAAGCTGCGCAACACGACGCCGAGATACAGCTTCGACGCGGCTATGACTTCGGCTATTGCTGGCCGGGTGATATTAGCTGGGTAGAGCCGGGCACTAAGTTCGGCGGCGAGAATGGCCGCTGGGAAGTCTGTCTGCCATAAAAACAAAAAACCCCCTGACAGTAGTGAGCCTGTCAGGGGGTTTAAGGCAGTCGGAGCAAACGACTAGCGGATGCTTACCACCTTTTGGCCGACCGATGCAACATTTTCTATCATGCGGCGCAATTCGGACTTCGAGTATTTCTTCGCCATCTCAGGATCGGCGTAGATGTGCCGCTTAGTCGGGAAGTCAGCCGACCCAACACGCCCACAATCAACCCAACCGCCTTCCTTAAACGCATGGAGCAACGCAGCTTGCGGAACCTTCACGCCCGGCGGGACATGGTTTGTGACGATCTGATCGCACAGACGATGGAAAGGACCGCCAACAACGCCCGCGCTAAACGGCCCGACCCGGTTGCGCATAAGATCGACAAGGAAACTCTCAGCAACGCTCAAGCCATGCTCGACCATGTTCAGTTTCCATTCGGTCACGGGCGGAGCCACCGCAGGGTTGAACGCAGACACGTCACGCTGCCAGAGCCAAGCGGCGATCTTGGCGAAGCCGCCGTCCTTATACCAATCCCACAGCGCGTCCGCCGTGTCGGCGTCCATCTTGGGCGCATGGCTCCAGACGCAGAACCAGCGGCGGTCCTGTGTCGGGATCGAGATGGGCATAGGGTCGTTCGTGAACGCGATCACTTGCAAGCGGTTCAGCATCTCATACGGATGCAAGCCCTTGCGGTTAATCGTGAGCGTCTCAGGGGGTGCCGCGATGATGGGCTTGAGCCTGTTCGACAGCGCCCGGCGTTCCTTAGCCTCTGGCTCCTTCAATTCATTCAGAATGACGACTTCAGCTTCGAGGCCATAGCCCCACTGACTGTCCAGCCCTTTATTCTCGATGATTGAGCGGTTGTGCTGGTGCGGACCGCCGATGGCCCACAGGAACGGCGCCCACATGCTGTCCTTGCCCGACCCTTCATCGCCGCCATGCAGGACAGCGTGATTGATCTTGATGTTCGGGTTTTGCACCTTGAAAGCCATCACGTTCCAGATATGGTCAAGTTCGACCGGCTCTGGCACCAACGAGCGGCAGTGATCGACCCAGACCGAGATGTCCTGATCGGCGATCTTGTCGCTGCCGGACATGTCAGGGCGCATGTCAACCCAGCGGTTACCGTAGACCAGCCCGTCACGCGCAACAAGAACATCCTCGCCCGGCGCGTAAGTCATGCCGATCACGGCAGGCGCGCCGCTCTCTTGTCTGCGCTCGTCAAAGTAGACGGACGCCTGCACACGCTTGGAGCGCAGGTGAACCGACCGACAGTCAACGTGACGAAACAACGCGTTAAAGACGTTGCGCGGCGTCTCACGGCGCGTCACCATGTCGAAATAGCTATCGTCCGACTGGACGTAAGCATAGCGCCCGAACCATTCGTTCTTTTCCAGCCGACCAGCTTCCTTGCGCTCGACTTCCTTGATGATGGCGGCTGCCTCGTCAGGATAGGCTTCGTTCGGTGAAATCTTCTCGGCCATCTGGCGCATACGCTCGGCGATCAGTTCGTCACGCAAGCCCGGCAGCACCTTCGGGCCTTCGTTCTCAGCCACCCAATTCAGGAACATGCGGCTGTCGATGTGCTGGCAGTGGCCGTGATAGCAGCAGAACGAGCGGTCGAGCGGCTTATAGCGCGCCTCGATGTCGCCTGTCGTGTGTTCCTCATGGTTAGGGCAGACAACACCGCACCAGCCCTCATGATTGACCTGCGTCAGCACAAGGTTGCGCTCAGACAGCCACTTCAGGACCGTATCGCCGCCCGTGTCGCGGATGTTAACCGCCTTGAAGCTGGCGCTGTCAGGCTCGGCTGGCGTTACCTCAAGCGCGGTGCAGATGTCAGCCAACGTGTATTCACGCTCTGGGTTGAACGACACAAGCCGCGCGGGGAAGTTATCACGCCCCTGCTTGAGATTGATGCTGCCGGGGATGCGGCAGTTGCGCACAGCGTTGGTCGCGCCCGGATCAGTATAGCCCGCGTCCGCGATGGCCTTGATCGCAGCGGTAAACTCATGCTTGGTCGGCTGCACGCTGAACGCATAACCCCACTGAAACGATTTCTCGGACGTTTCGAGCACCCATGTCGGGTCAATCGGCGGGACTTTCGACTTCGTGCCGATGTCGTCCAGCATCATGAATAGGACGTATTCGCAGTTAGCGGACTTGGCCGATGGCTTGCCGTCTGTGAACCGATCCACGATGAAAGACCCGGTGTTGATATACCAAGCCTCGTCATCCTTGATGCGAGCCTTATCAGGCAGAAATGAAGGCCATGTCGCCTTCGGTGCGCCATCGCCGTGATAGACGATCTCGCCATCCGATAGCGTCGGCTTCTGGCGCAGCAGCAACGCTGTCTCGCCATCGGCGTCCACAAGCCCTGTCACGAACTCAATAAAATTAAGGCGATCCTCACTCATCGCTTGTTGCTCCTATGTTAAACTTAAACCATGAACCGTCGCTAAGTTGGGCCCAACCTTTCCGACCTGTGTAAACATTCCACGGGTCGTCCATCGTAAATGTGAACTCGACACCTATCAGACCGTTTTGGATGTTATCTGATAGCGGACAACCCGCTCCGTGCAGTTGACGTTCCAGCGCCCATTTTAACTCTTTGCTGCACCTATTTCGTATTTGATGCACACGTGACGTTGAAACGTCGTATCGTTCGCCAATGACCTTTTCTGTGCATCCTGCATGATATTCACGCCAAATGGCCCAGTTACGGTCGTTTTTGCTTTTTGGTCCGCAGCCCATAGTCAGCCTTTCCCATAACGGGTCATTATCTCGACTTCGGCGTTCAGGGGTAAACCCTGCGCCCATGCAGGCGCTGTCGTCATCACACGCAGCAATGCAGCGGCAGCGGCGTCAGGGTCGGCAGTCTCCAAGACAATCTCGTCATGCACATGGAGAACCACATCCAACCCCTCTTCCTCAAGCCGCGCCAGCGAATGGCGCAACAGATCGTTGGCTATCGCTTGCGTAATGTTTTCACAGGCCAGACCCTTCCAAAGACGGGCGCGCGGCCATTCCTTTGCATCGGCGGCAGGCTTCCAAGACGCCTTTGCATAGGTGACGTTGCCCTCCTCATCGAAGCGGGCGAAAGGGTAACATAGCACACGACCGCTCGGCAGTGCATACCAAAGATGCAGTTTATCAAATAAATATGTGACGCGACCGGCGGTGAACTCCATGCCGGGATGGCGCATCGCGCCTAGATAGCACTGCTCCAGCCGTGACCAGTAAGGCACAGACCAGCTATTGGCCCTGCGCCATGCGTCAACCATCTTGCGGCTTTCGCTTTCGGTCAGGATGACGTTATAGATGCGGCCCATGGCTGCGAACGCGCCGACGCCGCCTGCAAAGCCGCAAGCCAACTCCTGCACCTTGCCGATCTGGCGCTGGTCCTTATCAACTTCGGCGTAGGGAACGCGGAAGGTAGCAGCGGCGTTGTGCTTGTAGACATCCTCACCCTTGGCAAAGATGTCTAGCTTCTCCGCACCGCTGTTGCTCTTCGACGCCCACGGCGTCACCCGCGCCTCAATCGCAGCCCAGTCGGCGACGACCAGATGCTTGCCGGGCGCTGCCATCAGCGATGGCCGCAGCATTCCCTTCAATACGTCTGTGACGCGCTTGCCATGCTTGGGCACGATCTTATGACCGCGCACCATAGCCTCGCGGGTCAGTGCAGGGTCGGCGGCGCAGCGACGGGGGAAGTTGTGGACCTGAAGTCCGAATGACGAAGCGCGGCCAGTAGCACTGCCTCCAGAAAATACGAACGCGCCTCTAACTCGGCTATCTTCCTCGTCAGCAAGGTCAGCCGCTCTTGCGAACTTAGCGACGGACGATGCCCACAGATCGTCCGCGCACTGGATAACCTCTGCCACTTCATGCGGGACTTCATCGGCGTTCTCCTCGGCCAGTGCCAATAGGTTGGCGCGGACGTTCTTGTCGATGGACAGCTTCTCAACACCGTCCTTATGGACTGTTGCTAAACGGATCGCTTCGGGGCCGACCCGCGAGAGAACCCATTCGCGCATCTTCGGGCTGCGGACGGACGTAATTTCACCGTTAGTAACTTCACGAACGATCTCTTGTATCTCGACAGCTTCCGCGTCAGCATAACGGATCGCCGCCAGAGCCACAGGTTTATCAAGCAAGACACCACGGTCGTTGATACGCTCATTAACGTGATAGTCTCGCAGTTCATCTGACGACAACTCCCGCTGGGCTTCGCTGATCGCCCGCATAGCACGAACATCCTGTTCGCAATAGGCAATCATCTCAGCCATCAGCGCGGCGTCTTCACGGAACGTGCCGTCGTTCTGCGGAACCGACAGCGCACGGATCAGTTGTGCTCCGCGATGGTCTTTCTTCATGGTCGCGCCAGCAAACCGCCCGACATCCTCAAGGCTGCCCGGCGCGCAGTTGGCGCGGGCTTGCGCTGCGGTGCAGTAGAACTGCTCCAATGCGAACGGGACTTGCAGGACATACCAGAAGACCAGCCGCTCGAAGGCTGCGTTGTGCGCCCTGATCTGGCCTGTGTGGTTGCGGACGGCGTCAGGGAAAGGCTCAGCGGGGAGCCACGTCCGAACGTCGTCATCGTCGAATGCGTAGGACATGCACAGCACATCGGTGCTCATGTCTTGGGCGTAATTGTAAACGCCTTTGCTGCGCAGATCGCAGCGTGATCTTGTCTCAAAATCTAGCCAAAGAATAGTCACGGACGCCTCACTTCATCCGCTACTCACCGGGGCACGGCCTGTAACCTACTGCCGGTAAACCAGCAGCGCCCCGGCTTTCGCACCCCCTACGCTACTGCGCGACGACGACGAACGGGCGCTGCCTGTTCCGCCTCCTCGTCATGCTCGTCAGCATCAACAGCAGCGTCGGAACTGACGCCATCAAGCGACTTCCACGACACGATGTCGAACACGGGCGTGTAGATGCGCCCATACGACTTGTGCTGGTAGTGCTCTTTCTTAAGGCTGACCAGCGGCACTGGGCTGTCTGGGTTCTTGTCTGCCTGATCGGCAATGGCAAGAGCCAGACCCTGCACCGCACGCTTACCGCCAACGGATGTCACCGTGTAGCGTGCCTGCATTCCTTCGTCTTCGCCGTTGGTGCAGGCCAGCGACATGCCGATCTGCATTTCCCAGCCGCGCTTTGCACCATCTGGTGCAGGGCCGACTTCAGGCAACGGTTCCGACACCGAAACCATCTTTTCGGCCAACACCGTGCCGTCACCCCAAGCAATAAAGCCGTGGACGAACGAGAACGGATTGACGGCCCACAAGCTATCGTCTTCGATCTCGGTCTGGTCAGCGCCGAACACCCAGTGGCCGGTCTTGTCCATCTTGAGGATGACAGTGCCCGACGGGGCAACATCAGCGACGATCTTACGTAGAGAAGCGGCAAACGACTGCACGGAAGGCAGACCAGCGTTACCGAACTTGCTTACTTCATTAGACATTACTTTATTCCTTACTTTACTGGATTTTAGCCATAGCTTTTTTAAGCGTCTGGCCGATGGAGACAACACTTGGACGCGGATCACTTTCCGGAGCCAATGTGCTGCCGCTTGACACGGCGACCACAAGATCGTCGGGCAAGTTCTGTTTGATCTTTTTCAAGACCTTCTCCGCCGCAGCGGGCGTAATCAATTTCTCTTCAAAGGGTTCTATGCCCATCTGCGTCATGAACGCAACAACCTTATCCTCGTCGATCCACTGGCGCGTCGCACGCTTGTTGACCAGTTTCCAGCCGGGGATGGCTTTGCCTTCCTCAAGCAGACCATGCGCCAACTGTTGCAGGTCTTTCAGGAAGCCCTCGATCATTGGCAGTTGATCCAGATAGTGCGCGATCTGATCGACCGGCAGCAGTTCGATTTTGGCCTTGATGGCGCGGTCTACAGCCCCTGTCATCACAGGGCAGATCGGCTTGGCGGCACACCAGCGGCAATGGTCGCCAGCCGCCAACGGCGCGTCGGGTTTCATCGCTGTCTTGACCGCTTGGATCAACTCATGCTCAAACGCTCTAACGCGCTCCAGCGTCGTCAACCACCGCTTAACGCTTGGGGGCTGGACGATGATGAGTTCGACTTCGGTTGCATCCTTAAACGCCCATGCCGTCTTCGGCGTGCGTGCAGCAGCCGCAGCATAGAAGAGAAGCTGCGCGTTTTCTTCCGCCTCGACGGGGACGCCATCACCAAACTTCCAATCCAGCACAATAGCACGATCACCAATGCGGCCCAGAAGGTCAGTAGAACCGAACACGTCAGGTAAAAGATCGCCAAAGCCCACTTGACTTTCGACTGCATAATCCATGTTTCCTTCCGGGTCGATCTCATCCAGCGCGGCCAACGCCACGCCTAACTTGCGGTCGATCAAATCCTGCGTCAGTTCGATCTCGGCGTATTTACGACCCAGATAAGCTGCAGGGTGCATATCCTTCGTCAGGATGTCCGCAATGGTGTCGTGCAGCAGCGTGCCTTCATCTGCGTATTTGCTGCTGGGCTTGGGCGGCATCTTGTCCACCAGCGCCACACTGCCGGGGCAGTTGATGACGCGCTTGGCGGTCGATCCGCCAACGATCCTCGAATGTTGCATACTTCACCTCACTGAACTGTTTGGAACGCCCACAATACACGCAGCAAAATTTGATGCAAGGGTTGAAATGCAAAAAATTTTTTCGTAAGGGTTGGTCATGACTGAGAAAGAAATCGAGGCATACTTCGTCCGGCGCGTCAAGCAGATCGGCGGCTATGCGTATAAGTTCCGCAGCGTCACGCAGCGCGGCGTTGCCGACCGCATCGCCTGTATGCCGAACGGTCAGGCTTGGTTCGTGGAGCTGAAGAAGCCCGGCGGGCGGCTGTCGGCGTTGCAGGAAATCTTCGCCGAAGAGATGACGCATACCAAGCAGCACTACGCGTGCCTTTGGTCTAAGCAGGACGTGGACCTGTGGTGCAGCCGCTTCAGCTAAGGCCATATCAAGAAGACGCCGCAGACTTTCTGTATGAGCGTGATCGTGCGATGATCCTTGCGCCTGTCGGCGCGGGCAAAACCGCGATCACGCTCACGGCTATGCATGCAATGTTGGAGGATGGTCATGTCAAACGATGGCTCGTGCTTGCACCAAAGCGCGTGTGTACAGACGTCTGGCCTGTTGAACAACCGAAGTGGGCTGAGGGAGTTAATCTCGGAGTTGCTGTCGGAACCGCAGCCCAGCGAAACGCTGTCTGGAAGAGCGATTGCGATATTATCGTCACCAACTACGACAACCTTCAGTCAGTGCCAGACTTGTCCTCTATCGACGGTATCGTCTTCGACGAACTGACACGGCTGAAGAACCCATCCGGCAAACGCTTCAAGGCGCTGGAGAAGGTCATCACCAAGATCGGCATTCGCTGGGGCTTGACCGGATCGTTCACGTCGAACGGCCTTGAGGATGTGTTCGGCCAGTGCAAGATCATCGACCAAGGTCTGCTTGGCCGGTCCAAGGGTGCGTTCCTGCAACAGTATTTCATCTGCATCAACCGCGACTTCGGTCAATGGACGCCTGCGCCGCTGGCGCTGGAACAGGTCATGCAGCGCATCCGCCCTGCGACCTACGTCCTTGAGCCGGGCGAGTATAAGGACAAGCTGCCGCCGTGTCATGTAAACGAAGTGCGCGTTTCTTTTACAGATCGCCTTCCATATGCAAAGATGAAGGCTGAATACGTTGTACGTTTCGGTGACGAGCGCGTCATTGCGCAGAACGCAGCGGCGGTCACGACCAAGCTGCAACAGATGGCGTCAGGGTTCGTCTACAACCGCGAGAGCGCCGAGCCGTCGATCTGGTTCAGCCCGCACAAGTTTGATCGGCTGGAAGAGTTGCTGGCTGAGAACCAGCGGGCGAACACAATTGTGGTATACTCATACCAAGAAGAACTGTCCGAGTTGAAGCGCCGCTTCCCGCACGCCCAGACGATTGACGACGCCAACGTCATCGAACGCTGGAACAAGGGCGAAGTCGAGTTGCTGCTCGTCCACCCCAAGTCGGCTGGGCACGGGCTTAATCTCCAACACGGCGGCTGCCACATGGTGTTCCTGTCGCTGCCGTGGTCGCTGGAGTTATACGAACAAACCGTTGGGCGCCTGCACCGCAGTGGTCAGGCGAACGACGTTTGGGTTTACGTCATGCTGACGGAAAAGACCATCGACGAACGCATCTGGGCGGCGCTACACGACAAGCGCGCGGTGTCCGATACGGCTATTGAGGAATTGAAGAATGGCTAAATTAACATGGCATAAGGTCTGCAAGATGCTGACCGAGATGGACGAGGCGCAGATTACTAGCCTCTTAGAAGAAGAGATTAGGGTGCATAAGCGTCCGGCTATCGTCCGGCGTCTGCATCAACGGTTCTCAACCCTGCGTGCTGCTAGAGAGCGCGCCGCAATCATGGAGCAGATCAAGCAATGACCGACATGGTAAATCATCCGCCGCACTATAAGACGGGCGGCATTGAGGCCATCGACTATATTCAGGCCAAGCTAACGCCGGAAGAGTTTGCGGGTTTTTGTAAGGGCAACGCCCTAAAGTATATCAGCCGCGCAGGCCATAAAGGCAGCGCGGCTGAAGATACGTTGAAAGCCATCTGGTATTTGCAGAGGCTGATTAGCGCCCGATAGCGGAACGCACTGCGCCGAAGCCAGCCGCACCGAGTAGGATAAACACATACTCAGGGATGACGTAGCCGAGCGCCTGCGCAACTGCGCCTGCGCCAGCCAGAGCGGCTACGATATAGGTCTTTTTGCCTGCGAGAAACTTCATATTATTTTCCTTTCGGACCTTGTATTAAAGTGCGGAACATATAGGATAACAAAATGACGCACCGCACTTGCTTTCGCTGTGATCGTTCGCTTGCAGCAACACCAGAAAACTTTCACCGCGAAAAATCACGCCCGTTAGGCTTATCATATGAATGTAAGGAATGCCATAGATCACGAAAAAAAGGCCGCGACCGACGCAAAGAGCGTTGGGGCACGCTAACACCAGCGCAAAAAGAATTGCGAAAAGCCCGCATGGCTCGATGGAATAGATCGCAGTCAGGGCGGGCTACGCAGTTGCGTAAAGCCTATCAACGAGTAGATGCGTGCGATCTTACGTCCGAAGAAGTGCTAAGATATATTCTTCAACCCTGCGTCTATTGCGGGACCGTCACGGAAAATCGCGGGTTAGACCGCATAGATAATGCCTTACCGCATATACGCGGGAATGTTCAGACAGCTTGTACAGACTGTAATCGTATGCGCGGAAATCGCTTTACTGTATCAGAGATGATGTTGATCGGTAAAACGGTCGCGCAAATAAAATTGGCTAGGGATATTTCGCGCGCGGAAGTTCAAAATGAGGCCCATCAGGAAACGACCGACTTAAAACTTTAGATGTGATTGGTCCTTGGATTGCGGTAAGCAGTTTCCATGTTCCGCCCCAGCGAATTGGCACATTTTCATGTATAGACGCCATTCTTACAAATTCAGCTAGCCGGTTGTAGAGCGGCCAATCCCAAGATATTTTACCGCCGATCATGGGCGCCAGATCGACGGCGTGTCCTGTCAGGTGACGCGAGTTCATGGTCTTGGTCGCGCCATTCTTCATCAATTCTTTCTGACGCTCTATCGTGCGCAGACCTTCCAGCACGGTAAAGTCCAGATCGGACATGGCAGCGGCTTTCTTGACGACGCGCACCAGATCAGGGTGCACGCCTTCAAGCCGCGCCAGCGACCGCTGGCCAAGAATGATGCTCATTTCAGCCCCAGTAGGGCCAGAAGAATACCGATCAACAGCAGGATGATGGTGCCTGCTACAGACACGCCCATATTTTCGAGGCGCTTTAGTCGAGCGCAAATGCTTTCATAACGCAACGCGCAGATTTCCTCATGTGTGTTCAGCCGGGCTTCGGTATGGTCGATGGTGCTCATTGTTATTTTCCGTAGCTAGGCTGCGCGCCGTAAAGTGATCCGGTTAGAATAGCGCGGGCAAACGCATTGCGCGCAGGTGCTGGAAGTCCTTGGATATAGTTGGACAGGACTTCAGATGTCGGCGCCACACCTATGTTGGTCATAGCGTTCTGAGGCGACGCAAGCATCGGCGCCAACTCACTCAAGATTTTATTCTGCATATAGTCGCCATAACGACCTTCAAGCACAGCGCCAGCACGGCCACCGCCGGGTAGCTTTGCTTCCATAAGACGGCTTGTGGCACGGACACCAAAGGGAAGCCCTGCCTGCATGATGTCAGCGGCTTCAGCGGCAACGCCTCGCCGATAATCCGCCGCCATCGGAAGTTCGTCAGGAATATAGAACTTACCGCGCTGAACAATCGCTTCAGTCGGCGCCGCCAGCTTTTGAATATCGGGCAGGCGGGCGCCCAGTGCCTCTGTAACGTCGCCCGTGCCGCCTTGCGTAAGAAGGCGAACAGCGCCCGGTTCCTCGCCGCGCATGATACGGGCAAAACTGTCAGGGTTACGCTGTTGAAGCCGCGTCAAAGCATTAGCAACAGTCTGCTGCTCAAGGTCGGTAAGACCTTTAGCGACGGTTTCAATAGACTGAAGCAACTCGTCGCCGCCAGCAGCTTTAATAGCTTTATCAATTTCAGGGCGCACAGACGTTAAAATAGATGCGGTGGCTTTTTTACGTGTTGCGGGATCACGCCCTTGAAGTAGACGGTCAACAGTATTGCCAAGGTCTTTGCGGGCTTCATAAAAACCCGCCGCGTCAATAATACCGCCAAATTTACGGGCGCGCGCCTCCAAACGATCTGCAAGATCGGACAAAACATTATACCGGTCGGGGTTTACGAATTGAACCTCATCGGCACTGCCGCGCAGGCTTTGTACTATCGGGTTGATGTCGATAGGCTGGTACCCTTGCTCACGCAGATCATCAGCAATCTTAGTGGCCGCACGCGCTTCTTCCAGCGCCTGTTCGGCACCATAAGCAGCCACGTCTGCGCCGCGCGTAAACATAGGCGCGCCTTCAAAAAACGAAGCTGCGCCGGTAAGACGCCGGGCTTCGTTTTGTAACTCTTCCGCAGTTTTTGTGGCCGCTGCCGCTTTTTGTTCAGCCGGAACAATTTGCGTCCGGCCAATATCCATAGCTTCAGTACCGGCTTCGCGTTGCGCTTGCGTACTTTCCATCAGTTCCTTGCGGCGCTGCTTGACAAGGTTTTCAGCTTCTGTGGCCGTCGCGCCGCCGCGCCGCGCTTGTGTACGCAGCGCGTTAAGTTCGGCTTCCATGCCCTGCGCCGCCTCGCGCATTGGCTGGCTGGCCGCGCTTTGACGGACATTCTTTTCAACTGCGGCCAACACAGGGATTTTAATCCCTTTGCTTTCCAGAAATTCAGTGAGCGCGGCACGTTCGTCGGCAGATGCTGTGGCAAGCGCGGCCTTTACATCATCAATGCGGTCGCCGACTGCCTTACGCAGCATTTGCGCAGCTTTAACTTTACCGACGCGGTTAGCCAGAATGTCATATCCAGCCCCAAAAGTCTTACCGAGAATACCACCGATGACGGGAATGGCCGCGCCATAACCTGCGCCTTCCGTGATGTCGGTGCCTGTAAGTGCTGCGGTTGTTGCGCCCGCACCGCCGCCCGCAGCAACTCGCGCGATCTTCGACTTGGCGCCGAACCCGCCAGACGGGATAACACGGCCTGTCTCTTGGATAACTTTACCAACGCGCGGTGCAACTCTCGACACGCCTTGGCCTAAAAGACCAACACTCCCGGCCAACACGTTAAGCGCCGGTGCTGTCGATACGACTTGACCGCCGATGCGGCTGCCGCCGTAAAGAAGCGGGCGCTGCTTTTCAATTTCTTTGGCGCGCACGTCCAGCCCGCGCCGCCCACGCTCAATAACAGCCAACTTTTCAGGGCTGGTTGTCAGTTCGTTAAAATAATTCAACGGGCTTGGAATGCGATCCATTACATCCTTGAGACCCGTACGGAAGCCCGATCCCAGCGTCTCAAAAAAACCAGCGTCTTTTGGTTTTGGTTTTGGTGCAGACGCTTTTGACAGATGCGCGACTATTTCCGCGTCAGTATAGCCATTCTTACGCGCGGCTTCGATATTAAATTTGCGTTGTTTCGCGAGGTGCGCCGCGATTTCCGCGTCGGTGTACCCAGCAGCCTTGGCTTTTTTAACATCAAAACCAGCCATAGTTAGCGACCTTCAAAAGATGACAGCGGCGGACGATTTTTGCCGCCAGCGGATTTGTTGACCGGCGTCCTTGTAGGCGCCGACGTGCCGCCACGCAAACGTGCTGCGCGGGCGTCGGCACGTTGAACGGCGCTGCGCACAACACCTTCAAATTCGCGCGCGGCCTTAATAAACCCAGCCTCCGACTGCGACCGCTTCATACGGCTCAAAGCAGTCGTTGCCTTTTCACCTTCTTTTTCTGTGATCTGACCGGTGCCGCGCAAAGCGTTGTACGCTTTTAAGAACGCGCCGCCCTGTACCTGTTCCATAAACGCATCAAAGTCAGCAGACTGCGTACCGGGGATAAACCGAAGACCGGGGATGCCTGCGCCGATAACGCTTTCAAAGCCGGGGTGCGGCGGGCGTTTACCCTGAACAATCTTGCCATCTTTAACATTAAGGTCGCCGATCATTTGGTCAATGACCGACAATATATTCTGTGCGTCCGACTTTGAACTTTCGTATGCGTCAAGGAACGCAACATCAGATTTTGCCTGCTCCTCAGACCGTTTAGTGGAGTACGTTTCAGTCGGTGTCGCGCGTTCAGCCGCTGCTTTACGTCGGATATCTTCCGTGGGAGGGATAGTCGGCGTTGGAGATAGCATTGGGTCTTTAAGACGGAATGGCGTCGGTGCTTCCACGTAGCCTTCGTCAGGGCCGCCCACACCGCCTCGGTCGCCAGCGACAAGGCTTTGTGGCGCGACGGGCGATCCCAGTGGAATGTTGCCCAGCGCACCTTCGTTAATGCGCGCGCGGATAGCAGCTTGTGCTTCGCTTGGGAACGACTGAATAAAGCGTTCTGCATCTTCGGCGCTGACAGGACCACCAACGCCGCCGTCCACAAACGTCGCTTCGCTAACTTCAACTTCGCCTGTGCGCGGCGTGGTCGGCGTTTGTGGGCCGGGGATCAAAGATTGCGGCTCCATAATTGTCGGCGCTTTAAAGCCGCCGCGAGTAACAACCAAAGGCTGACCGCCTACGCCGGTTGCCAACTCAGTTGTTACTTGATCGCGAAAATACTTCATTCGGTCGGCGGACTTTAGGGCCGAAAAATTAGTGTTTTCGCGCCAAGACGGAAATTTCGCCGGATCGACAGGCATTGTTTTTAGCGTCTCATCGACGTTGGTCGCAAACTCCGGAAACGCTTGTTTAAGTTGCGCGCCTATGACCACCGCTTCTTCGGGAGTGTTTGCGCGGCTCAATTCTTCACGCGACACACCAAGAAAATTAATAGCCATCTCGGCTTGCTTTGCTTTGGCTTCTAACGCGCTCTTACGCAGCGTCGCAGCACCTTCAGGATCAAGACCCGAAAGCTGGTTAAAACCTTCCGGCGTTGTGGTGTCTATGCCGCTTTCGGCCAGACGACGAAACTCATTGGCGCGCTGGACGGCGTTCTGCTTTTCACGCGCAACAGCCGTGTTAGCCATTACATTGGCAAAGCGCGCGCTAATGGCGCCGACATCGGGAAGCTGCGGCCCCTTAACACCAAGTGCGATCATCTGGTTAGCCATTAGTTACCACCCCCAAAACCACCAAGACCATAGTTAGATGATTTGTATGGAGACCCAGAAAGCACGCTATTTACGCCCGCCATAGGATCATAGCTGCCGCCGGGGGCGCCCATGTTGTAATAGTTCGTCATCGCGTTCATCAACGGCTTTTGCGCGTAATAGTTCGTGACGCCGCTCAACGCTTGATTGATGGCATTAGCGCCGCCAACATATCCTGATGCGCGGGCCTGACCAGACGCCAATTCAGCACCAGATAGTCCTTGGCCAAGATTACCTGCCGCGCTCGTCAGAGTGTTGGCCGCCGACTGACCTGAACCCATCAGCGATTGCAGAGGGTTCAGCCGCGCAGCGCGTTCGACCTGATAGCGGTTGAATGCGTTCTGGTACTCTTGGCTGGCCAAGTCCTGACCGAAACGCTGAATGCCTTTCAGCGTACCGCCCGACAACAAACCGCCGCGCGCCGCTGCCGAACGCTCAAGCGCCTTCATGCCCTCCGATTGACGGAAGGCGTAGCCGGGGTCTTGCTGGAATTGATCCGTGCCGAACGACTTGGCGAGACTGCCGTAGCCCGGCGCGTTGGCATCACCGCCGATGCCGAGCAACTGCATGATCTGGTTCTGGGCCGTAAGGCCGCCTTGACGAAACGGCTCTTGAAGCGCAGCCTGCTTATCAAACATCTCGCGTTGGATAGCGGCAGAACTTTCGGCGGCTTTTCGTTGCGCTTTAGCGGCTTTACTAGACGCGATTGCGCTGGAGCCAGCCCCCAGAACAGCACTACCGATGATTGCGGCTTCAATGCCCATGCTATGCTTCCTTCACCATCAGCCCGTCCGGCTGTTGCTTAAACCCTAACCGTTCCATTACGCCGATCATGTATTCATGTCCCGGAGTTATCCGTGTTACGAACCGACGACCATCGAAAAGGTTACGTAGAAATTCTTTAGTCGCCCACCTTTTACGCCATTTGGGGAGAATTGAAAAGTGCAGTTCTTCATCTCGTAGAAACATAGCACCGCAAGGTTCATCATTCTTCATGACAAGGGCAACGCCCCAATCAGCCATAGCGTTTTCGTAGTCCTCATAATCGACCGGAGAAGTCCAATCAGTCGCGTCATACCCGACGCGTAGACCGGCTTCCCTGTCGTTTACAAGGTATGTCGGCATTAGCTAACCAGACGGCCTGACGCACGAATGTTGATAGCCGTTGCTGTACCCGCGACTGTCGAGATAAATCCGCCGACCGGCAGGACGTGCCCGACCAATTCAGGGAACGTATATGTCTCAGTCGGCAGCAGCGTTTTGGTCTTGACAATCAAGTTATTGTTGCCCGCCGCGTCGGCAGGCGAGACAAGGTTGACGCTGATCGTCGCGGCAGCGGTGTTGTAATTCGTCGCCGTGAACTTGTCGATGATCGTCTGCACGCCAGCCGACGTGTACTGCGTCGTCTGCGTCGCCTCGGCGATCTTCGCGGGAATGATATTGCTGATAGATACGGCCATTACAGTGTCCCTTCGACAGACGACAGCCACTCAGCAAAGTCAGCATCCTTCAGATGCTCTTGCCATTGCCGTTCGCTAACTTGTCCTGATTTGTAGCACATCAACAGAAGTTCAAACTTGCTCATTATCCAATCCTCCAGTTGGTGCCGTCATAATACGCAGGAACAAAGTTGACACCGCCTCCAGTAATCGCCGCGCCGAAGTTGCCAGACGCTGTTACCGTGCTGTCAGTGATAGACCCGCGTGTTCCTATGGGCAAGCCTGAAGGCATTTGTGCTAGAGGAGCAGAGTAGCCACCAAAATCAACTTGAGTTTTTGCACGGTTGATTGACATTTCGGCCAGCGTGATCCCGGCAACTGCCGTGATCGTGTTGCCAACCAGAACCGATCCCGTCTCGTAGATAGAGGGTGAGTTGGATGTCGTGATGACGCTTTCGTAAAGGTTATAGTTACACGCGTCAGCGTAGATGTCGTAAACAGCGTTGACGTTGGCCACGATGTTGCAGTTGTAGATCATGTTGCGGCCAGACAGCATGACGATGGACGCGGCGCCAGCATTGCTTTCCAGCCACGTATTCGTGATGATGATGCCGAACGGATTTGCGCCGCTGTCTTCGCTGTCGATGTCAGGACCGACGCGGATACCGCCGGTGGTCGTATCGGCGGTGGTTCCGTTTCCTTCAACATCGCAATCAAGAACGCGAAGCATCCGACCGTTGTCGAAATAGACGCCCCACAGCGTATTATCAGAGATGATGCAACGCTGAAGAATATGATAGTTTGGCCACGCAGCGCCCGCCGCCGAAGCAAAACTGTCAGCGGTAAAGCCTTGACGGTTGCTAACCACAACGCAGTCAACAAGCCAAGATGCGATGCCGCCTTGGAAATAGACGCCAAAGTCGCAGTTCTTGACGATGCAGTTGACGATGCGTGAGCGCACAAAGTTATAGCAAATGACGCCCCATGTGGTTGTGCTGCTGTTCAAGCCGTCAAAAGTGATGCCTTCGATAGTGACGTTCGCCATGAAGTTGGTCGCGGCAAAAGAGCCAATCGTCAAAAGAGCGCCGACAGTCGAACCAGCTTTCTTCTTGATAATGGTCTGGTTACGTCCGCTGCCGTAAATGGACGGCATCAAAGCGTAAGACGTGGAGTTATAGGTTAGCTGATTAACGATATACGTACCGTCAGGGATGAACAAATCGCGGCCATTGGCGACAGCATAGTTAATCGCCGCCTGAAGTGCTGCGGTGTCGTCTGTGGTTCCGTCGCCGGTTGCGCCGAAATCCTTTGCCGACACAACATCGCGCAGGCGCGCCTGAACCGTGCGGGCAACAGCCGTAACGCCGGGCTGCGTATAACCAACCAGCGAGGAACCAGATGACGCTGCCAGCGATGCTTCAAAGGCGTTCAGCGCAGCCGTTGCGGCTGACGTTGCCGCCGACACGTCGTTGACGCCCTCGATGTTGTCTTTCGTCCAGAGTTCAACGCCCGCTGACGTTTTCAGCGTAAACTTGCAGGCCGTGCCTTCTGTGATCCAGATTTCAGACGCGACACGCCCGGCGCTGTCCAGCACAATCGGGTTAGCGTGCGGCGTGGCTCCGCTGCTGCTGGTGTACGTCGTCGCAAGCGTGGTAGTCCCCGCCTGATAGATATATAGCAGGCCACCCGAAAGGATGACGCCATTGTTATCCAAAAACTGCCACCCAGCGCCACCCAGCGCGGAAAGATGCACAGTCATAATTTTATCTCCTTTTTCGCGCTAGATGCACGCGCATTATAGCACTCGGTACGTAAAAGTGTAGTAGTATGTTAGATTGGCGGCAGACGACGCCGTGAACTGAAACGTGGCACGATCATTTGTTGCATCGCCGTACACGCCACCGCCGTCTGCGTCTGGGCAGTTAAACACGCCCGAAAGCTGAACGGCGGATGTTATCGCGCTGGCAATCGGCAGTGACAGCCCAAGCAATGCAAAGCCGGTCGCTGTCGGGTCAATGTCGATCTGGCCAGAGACTGTCACCGTATTGCCGACGCGGAGATATTGAGCGGACTGTGGCGTGCTAGCAGCGATGTTCGTCGTGTTGAATGATGTTGGCGTGTATGTCCCAGAGAACACGTTTCCGTCCGCAGCGGCTGGCGACGTGACAGTGGTCCGAGCAATCGAGAAGCCAATGCCCGATCCGATGCTGACCGTTGATCCGTTATCAGAAACGTTCGATGCTGACACGGCGCTGGTCGTGTTTCCTTTAAGCAGCGCATTTGCCGTGAATGTGGTCGCGCCTGTTCCGCCGTTGCCAACAGGAAGTGTGCCCGTGACGTTTGTGGTCAGGTTACAGTATGTAGTAGATGTTGACCCTGTCCCGCCGTTGGCGATGGGGAGCGTGCCAGTAACTTGGCTTGTGAGGCTGACATTCGACAGCGTACCGCCAAGCGTCAAAGAGCCGCTGGATGTGACAGTCCCAGTTAGCGTGATGCCATTAACGGAGCCAGTTCCAGAAACGCTGGTAACAGTGCCGACATATTGGTCATTCGATGTAATCGTGAAACTCGGATAGGTTCCGGTGACAACAGTCGTTCCGGCCCCAGTCAAAGATACGATTTGATCTGGTGCAGTGTTGGTGATTGTGAAACTTGGGTATGACCCACTAATTGAAATGCCGGTACCGCCAGTCAGCGAAACTGTCTGGTCAGGCGCTGAGTTAGACAAAGAGCCGCCAGATAACGATAGGCCAGTGCCGACCGTGATTTCTTCGACAGCGCCCGTGCTTGCCGTTGTGCGCCCCAGCAAACGTGCCGTGGCCATTGTGAGGCCGCTGGTGGTGATTGCTCCGGGTGCAACATAATCTGTTCCAGCGATGGCCGCTGACAGCGCAGTGCCGTTGCCCTTTACAACCCCTGTGACTGTGGTCGAGAGCGTGATTGCAGGCGTGGTAGTCGCGGTGGCAACGGTGCCCGCCAGACCGTTTGCAGAGACCACAGAAACACTGGTGACAGTGCCTAGCGGGTTAGCAGACCATTGAAATGCAGAACCGCTCCATTCCAGATAGGTGTTTGCAATCGTCGGCGCGACAATAAAGCCAGTTGTGTTTACGCCCGTCTGGTACGCAATCCGGTTAGCCGCGCCGCCCGCAAGGTTTGTCGCGGTGCCAATGGTGATTGTTGAAGGGGCGACGTTCTTCCAGTATTGCAGCGTGCTGTCGTACTGGATCAGGTCGCCGTTCGTCAGCGCACCAAACTGCACGTTGCTGTCCGTACCCCCCAGCACAGAACCCGGGACGATACGCACGTGCATGGAACCAGAACCGCCGGACCCTGCGTTAGTGACTTCGCCAATGTACGACTTTTGGTTGGGTGCTGACGGTTTGGTTTTCGTCATGCTGCCGACGTAAGCCGGGTTGTAGTACAGCGGATCACCATCGGCCCACGTCTCGCCGACGCTGCTGCCGGTGGTGTTAAAGCCGCGCAAGTCGCCGCTGATCTGGATCAGGCCGAAGCCGTTTAGAGCAATCGTTTCTGCCGCTACACCAACGATCTGGTTAGGGTCTGCTAAGTTAAGAGGCGTTGGGGCCGCAGTAATGACGCCCGACGCGCCAACGGCGCCCGTGTGATAGCAAAGCTGCCCCTTGGTAATGGCCGATGACGCTTTGGCGTAGACGTACTCAGCCTCACCGACACGGATCAAAACGCTGGCCGTTGCTTGAACACCAAGTGTTGTTCCACCATCCCAATAGACGCTGCCTACGGCTGTAGGGACCGGCGACGGTGAGTTGTTGAACGTCACCCAAGGGAGATCGGCTTGCTGCAATGCCGACATCGTGCCGAGTTCAGCGCGGGGCTGCGTCAGCACTGTCTGTTCCAGCGCGTTTACATCGGCCTCCAAAGACGCGATGGCCGAACCGTCGTCTGGTGCGCTTTCGACTAAGTTAGACAACTCGGCCAACATGGCGTCGTAAGTGGCCAATAGCGAATTGGCATCCGGCGCCAGCACAGTCTCTTGCTGGTTGCTCTGCGTCGCTGTTAGCAGCGACAGAAAGAACCGATACCATTCACGACTGATCGCGCCGGATCGTTCATCAATAAACGCAACGCGGGGCGGTGTAAGCTGGGTAGGATTTGGCGGGACCGACGCCATTAAGCCCGCGTCCCTGACAGAAGCAGTTCAGCGCCCATGATGTAGATGCGCACAGGATCAGTGCCGGACAACTCATAGACGCGGTCACGAATTTTCATCGTTGCGCCAAGGCGGCGCCAGATCGTGCGGTAGCCCGACCGGCCAATCTTGCCCATCGACTTCCAGTGTTCATTCGACCATGTGTGACCACCGTCATCAGACCAGCGCAGCATGGCTTGCGGGTCAGAACCTTGGCCCGTGATAAGACCGACACCCGTCTCGCAATCTAGCTGCATGGAGTGCTGGATTGTACGGGCGAGATTGTTAGCACCGGTCGGCAGCGCCCGCCACGACCGTAGCCATTTCTGCGGTGCGCCATCGTCGGCGTACACGTTCAGGTCAAACGCATAGATTTTGCCGTTCTGGTAATCGCCGACCACATTTGTGGCATTGTAGAACATCTGGCAGTTGCTGCGATGACGGTTAAATTCGCCGTTCTGAAATGACGCCCGCTCGTGCCATGCGCCGGTCGCCACGTCGAACACCCATGTGGTGTTGGCAGTCGGGAAGTTTAGGACGTAGAAGCTGTGGCCGTCTTGCTGGTATGTGTAGCCGACAGCGTCTTCAAGGTTGGCGTATTCCTGCATCTGCCATTCGATGGCGTGCGTTGAGATGCGCTGGCCGATATAGCCTGCGGCCCGATAGACCATACCCTGACCGCGCGCGTCTTTACCAAGCCAATAGATTTGGTTGTCCATCTTGGCGATGCTGTACGGGGCTGCGCAACCAAGTTCGTTGAACGCGCCTTGGATGCGGGTCAGCGGGAAGTCCGTAAGCCCAGCGTTATACCAGACTTCGGTCGAGTTGGTGCCGTAAACCCAAACTTCACGGTGATCGACAAAGATGGCAACCACATTGTCTGGGTTGCCTTCGGCGCTGGCAAATTCTAGCGGATCAACCTGCGTACCGTCGAGCAGAGACGTAACCCAAAGTTTCTGGCTATTCGGCTCGTTAAACACAAAATAGCCATCAAGGTACCCGACTGTTACCGCGCCGGGGAAGTCGGGGTCGGTAATCTGCTGAAACACGTCGGTGCTTGAGTTGTAGATGTAGCCGTTGGGATTGGCCGCAATGAATAGCTGCGTACCGTTGTCGGCCATGCTGACAGACCCGGTGCCCGCCACAGTCCCCTTAGCGACCGCGCTCCAGTTGCTGTCGATCTGGTACAGCGTGTTGCCTGAGACAGCGTAACCATAGCTGCCAAACTGCCACATGCCACGGATCGGCCCTACGCCTAGCGTCGCAAGCAAAGTTAGCCCCGGTGCCCGCTGAAGAAATGCAGGCTCCTTGCCGCCTTCGGGTACGACTTCGGGGAACAGATTTACCATGCGGTTGTCTGCGGCGTTGACGCTGCGCGCGACATACGCCGACCCAAGGATCGGCGTCTTCATTAGTAATTACCCGCGTAGACGTTGAACCGCTGACGTGTCGCCACAAGGCTGTACGGCATTGACATGATGTCGTCAGGGTTGTTGATGCGCTTGAGGTCACGCTTGGAAGTCATCGCAATGCGCGACACCTGTGGGCTTGGCTCAGTGCCAAACTCCGGTGCCATCTCGCACGCAAGATTATAGCGGAATGCCCGCAGATAACCGGGCGGGAAATGCAGCACGGTTGCCAGCGTTGCAGGCGTCGTCAACTCTTCGACCGAAATAAAGTGCCATTCCAAGTCGCGTGTCGGGCGCGGGTAGACATACATATCTACGTCTGGGAACGTGTTGTTGACGAAGATAACCTGCGGGTATGTGGACGTAACGGTTTTGACCGCGATGCCGTCATACTGCTGTTGGTTGATAAATTTGATGCCGTAGCTGACGCCGGTGCCGGGGTCTTTGAAATAGGTCGCGTCGTCGAGCAGCACGGGGCGGTTGCCGACGAAGTCGCCAGACGGTCCGAGTGTGCGGTTCAGCAGGCCAGCGGGCCATGTGAACACCTGATCTTGTGTGGAGAAGACCGACAGCCGTTCCGTGTTCCAGCTATCAATCATCTGGTTCATGGCATTCAGCGCGTCTTGCGACGTTTCAGCCGAAGGAACTTCGCCTTCAGCCAAAACGCCTAGCAGTCGCAGCGAGCCATTAATGATGTCACCGGCTGTCGCCATCGGTTAACCTTCCTGCGTTGCGCGTCGGCGTCCGCTGGTTGGCGGCGCCAATACGTTGACAGCTTCTTCTTCATAAGCTGGTTCGTCAGGATCATAGCGCATCCAGCCGTACATTTCATCAGAAATCGCTTCGTCTTCAGAGATAGCAACTTTGGCGCCGTGCTTTGGATGGACCATGTAAATGACAGACATAAAAAATCCTTAAAATGGACGGCCCGAAGGCCGTCCACCGTATTAGCTGATCGCCATAAACTGCCACTTCGTGCCGTCTGCGTAGAACAGCTTGCCGCGGCCAGTTGCATTGGTCGTGATGCCAAGCGAACCAACAGGGGCCGAAGTGAGAGTGGAGTTGGCAGTGATCGCCGTGCCGAGAATGTAAACGCCTGCGTTAAGATTGGCGGCTACTTCGTCACCTGTTGTTTCGATTGTCGAAGCAACCACACCACCATTGGCGACGATAGCGCCGCTAACCGTGACGCTTTCAAACTCAGGGTCAGCGTAAGCAACGCCTACTGCTTTAGTGTTAGGCATAATAACCTCCTGAAAAGGTTGCCCCGGCATTAAGCCGGGGCAGACCCATTAACCAGCGATGCGGTACAGCGAGTACGTGCCGTCGCCGGTTTTCACGGCGCGGAACAACACGGACTTGCTTGCAACGCCAGCACCGGAACCGACCAGCGTCCAGCCTGTGCCAGCCGTGAGCGTCGGAACGCCCGTGCTGGTTGCGACCAACGAGATGTCGAAGCTGGAGTTGACTTTTGCGCTGCTGATTTCAGCGTCAACGCCAGAAGTACCTGTGACGGCTGGCAGAGCCAGATCGGCGGTGCTGCCGGACGTGTAGACGATGATGCCCTGCTCAAGATCGAGCACGGTCAGAGTTGCAGCCGCTGTGTAAGCGGTCGGAATGGCCTGAACACCAAGCGTAGCTTCGTTCAGGTTGCCATCACCAAGCTGGTAGCCACCAGCACCATTAGGAAGAGCCATGATAGTAATCCTTGTAAAAGTTGGCCCCGACCAAAGCCGGGGCCGTTATTAGATTAACCCCAGATACGGCAAGCCATCTGCGGACGGATCGTGCTGTAGCCGTACAGAACGTCAATACGGCAAGGCAGGCGGTCGTTGTTGATGTCGTACTGACGAACAACGCGCAAGCTGATGCCGTTATGCACCTGACGCGACGCCATATCGACACCCTGCGGAAGCAGAAGGTCGGCAGTGGCGAAGGTGATGGCGTCCTTGTGGTAGACGAGGTTCTGAGCGTACTGACCGCCCGAAGCACCGACGAACACAACAGCCTTGCTGTTGCCCGGCAGAGCGTTGACAGTGGCAAGCGCATGGTTGGCTGAATAGATCGGAGCAACCGTGATGTTGCCTGCGCCAGAGCCGTTCAGCGTAACGTCGGCAAGAGCGACGAACTGGAACAGCGAACCAGTGCTTTCACGGGTCTGCGGATTGACAGCATAGCAGTCAGCAACCGTGAACACGTCGCCAGCCTTGACGGTGTCGTTGTTGCCAGCGCCAGTGATGGCGATGGTGGACGCACCTTCAGACGTGACAGCAGCCGAGGTTGAACCGCCGGTTGCATCGCGCGTGCCGCAGGTGAACTGCTTGATCGACTGCGACATGTTGACTTCGTCGAAGCCAAGCACGCCCGTGCCCATCAGGCCGTTCTTGAACTGCTTGCTGATCGTGTCGGTCGGATTGAACAGACCCTTCATGCCTTCGACCAAACCAGCGTTAGCGGCTGGGTTGACCGTCGCGTAGCGCGGCGACATGACAGCGGCGTTCTCGTTCAGCTTCTGTTGGGCAGCAAGCAGAACAGCCGACGTACCCGGCGTGGTGCCCGGCGTGCCAACAGAGTTACCGATGGTGGCGTATGCGTTAGCAACGTCAGCGTCGATGCTGGACGCAAGCTGCGAAATACGCGGCTTGAGAACGCGCTCGGCGAAGTCGTCCAACTGCATCGACAGTTCAGCGGTCGTGAAGTTCACGCCGATGTGCTTCTGGTTGGCAACAGTCAGCGTTGTGAACTGTTCGTTGTCATCCTGCACCTGAAGCGCGGCGCCGTCAGTGACGAGCGCACGGTCAGGCAGACGGATGCGGAGAGTGGAGCCGATCTTGGCACCTTCGACGGCAAAGCTGTCGTCGTACTGGCGGTTGACGTTACGTGTGAGCACGAGGTTGTTCTCGAGGATTTCGAGAGCCTTCCGCGTGATCATGTCAATAGTAAGAATTGAGTTAGACATGGTTAAAATCCCAAATTAGCGGTTACGTTGTGCCTCGTACTTCTTGATCTGCCGCATCCGTTCCGCTTCGATCCATTCCGACGTGCTCATTGACTTAGTCGAACGAGGGTCGGTCGTATCATACGCGGGCGTCCCGTTGGCACGGGGTGTGACAGGAGCAATCGGTGCCGGGGCGGTTGAAGTTTTTCTAACCGGCGGATTTGCAGCCATAGAGGCTTCGATCTTTCCGATTTCTTTAGCTTGCAAGATCGGCGACAGACGGGCAATGCGATCCGCTTCCTTCGGGTTTGAGCCAAGATAGTATAAAACGTCTGGGCCAATGTCCGAGGCTTGGATGCTTTGGGCCATGTATTCCGTGACAGGAAGGTTGGGGTTGTACGCGACTTGGTCGAAGTCATCGTATTTATCCCGCGCTGTCTCTTCACGTTCATGGTATTGCTCAAGCAACGCCTGCTGCTGTATCTTGGTTTCCCGCTGATGTAGCAACTCTTCCGCTTTACGCTCTGCCAAGGCTTCGGCGTAATCTTCGTAAGTATCAAACTGCTCTGGAATGATGTCTGCAACCGGCGCTGCCGCTTGACGAGACTTCATTTCTTCGAGCCGTTGGGCTTGCTCACGCTCCCATTTGCGCTGTTCTCTTGCGAGACGCTTGCCAACAATCGCATCAAGTTCTTCTTGTGTGAAGGACTTCGGTGCTTCCTGTTCGACAGGCTGCTCTTCCGGCGTCGTGTTTTCTTCAGGCTGGATTGCTGCCGTGGCTTCCAGTTCTGGCGCGGGCACTTCCGCTTGGTTAGGGACTGTTTCGTCCATGTTTAACTCCTTAGAGTTCCCGGTGAGCCTCGCCGGTACGGTTGTATTTCAAATTACATTAAAAAATGTAGTCTGACAATAATTCTTATGCCCAGACCCTGTAAGGGGTCGCGGGAGGTGTGATGCCGCCTAATGCCGCAAGCTGTTCTTCTGTTGGTTCAAACATCAAGCGCACGTTCATGTGGTAGCCCGTTGCGCCTTCGATCTCGCCAATGTCGTCCAGCAGAACGTCTTGAAGCGGTAAATTATCAGCCATCAAGCCTGCCGCGACAAGTTTTTTGTCCAAGGCAGCGCGTGTGGCAGCTTTCAGATAGATGTCGATCATGCCGTGAGAGCCTGTAGTGTCGCGTTGGGTAGACGTTGCCGGTAGTAGGCGATGGCGCGGATATGGCCGTTGAGATACTGAATGCCAGCTACACTAGCGCCCAAGTTCATTTGGCTTAGGGTTGGTATTGTCGCAGACGTATCTGCCCCCACAGCAGAGCCATTTACGCTTTCAGCTAAATCGTTTACTGCATACGCAAAGGCATATTTGTAAGCCCCGCCACCAACAACCGCACTTCCAGCGGATACATCTCCCTGAGTTACACCACCTGAACTAACCGCCGTAGCCACAGAACCCGACGAATTGCGCCGAGTAAAAATGGTATTGCTGGCCGTCCCATCTGATAGATATAGAGCCTGTTGTGCAATAGTGTTGACAGGTGCGCTCAAAATGCTGGCAAAAATTGTTCCGGCGCTCTGGTTATACCAAGACGAGAAGTTCGTGCCGCTCATGGTGGCAACGTCAGCAGAACGTGTGACTGTAGCTGCCGCTGTCGGAATAAAGCTGCTGGCAAACGTGCCTATTTCAAGCTGTGCGTATTGAACGGAACCCGTAACAGTGCAGGTCAAAGTTCCCGCAGACGGTGTAAATGTCAATGTTCTTCTGTTAGGATAGACACCCGTTCCTACCACTGTTGCCGTAGATGCGCCAGTCAAAGTGATTGTGCCTGATCCGTAAAAACTAATAGTGTGTGCAACTGCCGTTACGGTGACGTTTTGCGTTGAAAGAACTGTTCCGTTCAAAAGGCTATTTAATAGTAAGTTCGTCCGCTGATCCTCAATGAGAAGCCCCTTGGACACCAGCGTTACGGGATCATAGTCAAAGCGTGGCGTGTTAATTGCCGCGCTCTGGATCAGGCCGTTGCTGCCAGTAAACGTTGCTGTGGAACCGCGAGTAAACGTCACACGGCTGTCGAGTGCAGTTGTACCGACAAAGTTTAAGAACAAAGCAGGCCGTCCGCCCACTCTCAAAGTTGAAAGAGCAGTCGATGGGCGAAGACCAAGGCCGACGCCGTTGCGGACGGGGATGCCAAAACTCATCGGATGTTGATCGGCTTTGCGTAGAGCGTGCCGCCAGCACTGATCTGAATGGCGCTAACACGCCACGGAGCGCCTGTACCACCACCACCGCCGGGCTGCGGGACGTAGATCGGCACCGGGGTTCCGGCAGGCAGCGGAATGTCCGCCGTTGTGGCGGTAGCACTTTCGCCGACGCGCACGTAGGCGTCAGTCGTGCACCACACCAGCACGCCTTGTGGGCCAGCGTTCCATCCGGTTACAGAACCAGCGGTTCCAGTGTAAGAGACGCTTTGTGTGGCAAAACCAGCGTCATTGCAGGGGCGGAGGAGTTCCATATTCGATCCTTATGCCAAAAATTTCAACTTATACAACGTCGAGTAGTACTGCCCCACAATCTCGTCGATTATGTTTTGCAGTGGTGTGCAATCCTTATCGACCACATCATAGCGTACTTTTTCGATTTCGTCAGCCTGATCCTGCAAAAACTCGACAACATTGCTGGTTTTTTTGGCGGACATGAGCGCAATTGGGCCGATAAGGCCGTATTTGCCTTGGTAGGCTTCGGCAAATTTGTCGGCCAAATCGACGATAGCGTCGTAAAATTCGTTGAGCGCGACGTGCTTTGCATAGCTGCGTGTGTTCAGATGCACCGAATGCGTGACATCCCGCGCCAGAAAGAACATTCCTACAAACTCAGCGCATTTCATCACATCATTCCTTCGGGAGTTTCGATGGTTTCGGGGGCCATTTCAGGTTGTTCAGGTACTTCAGGTGCCTCTGGAACTTCCATTTCAGGCATTTCGCGCATCTCAGGCGCGCCGCCAATCAGATCGCCTGTGTCGAGGGCAGCCGCAATAGTGCCCATCACAATATCCTGAATTTGCTCTGGCGTCATGCTGTTCTGAACAGCCGTGATGCGCTTTGTTTCAGCGTCGTACGCTTTGACCTGCGCTTCAAACTCATCAATGGCCAATTTCTGCTGTTCGGCGCTGTCTTGGATATTCTGCATGATGTCGGTGACGCGGTTCAGTTCTTGCGTCATCGCTTCGATCTGCTGTTGTGCTGCCATCAGTTCAGGCGATTGATCGCCTTCCGACAGCACCTTGGGATCAAGGATTTTCTTGAACCGTTGCGCCATTTCCTGCGCGCCGGGCCAATCCATGTTCTTAATGAACAGATCGCCTGCAACTGTCCAAAGCTGCGGGTTGGTCTGCAAAATCTGGCTCATGGCGTCGAGGGCTTCCTGACGCTTGGTCATGTAGCCCGGACCCGTTGTGACCATTACGTCGTACGTACCGACGCCGGGGTTGTAGACCTTTTCGATCAGCGCGCCGGTCTGCACGTCACGGATTTCCTTGACGGGTTCCGGCTGCATCGGGTTGAACTTGACCATATCGACTTCGCCATCAACACCGATGATGCGTGCAATGCGCTGTGTGTCGTAAATCTTCGGGATCAGATCGACGATCTGGCGGGTAATGTGACGGATCGCACGGGCCAGATTGTCAACGTAATGATACGTACCGACATCGCCCTGCTTTTCACGGGCCAGAATGGCCTTTCCAGACCGCTCATTGCCCTGCATACCGAGCGAGGCGTCATATTGCCCTGTGGTGCCCTTAATATCGTCAGCAGCCCCCATTTTGGCCTGTATGAGGCCCGTTTGAGGCAACGGTGGGGGCGCGCGCTGCGGGAGGGGCAAGACACTGCCAGCGCCGTCCGTTACGTCGGGATTGACTTCCAAATACGGCCAGTTGGTCGTATTGGCAGTCTTCCACTGCATCTCATAGCCTTCAAACTGCCCACCATAGCCGATAAACGGCGCCTTGGGGGCCAAAGCCAACATCTCGGCCTCTTGGCTCGTCCAGTAGTTGTACATGCGCTGTGCGTCTTTAGCATTGCGCACAAGGCCAGAGATGAACAGACGGCCTTCAACTTCCCATTCGTTACCGATAACGCGGACGACGGGTATCCATTTGCCCGGCCATTCGCGCTCATCGAGCACGTCAAAGCCGTTGGTCTTCATCCACATGACCTTCTTGCGGTCTACCTCACGGCTGCGGATAGGACGGCCAAACATGGCCATAAGCTGCTTGTCTTGCGCCGTGTTGGCAAATGCAGTCTGATTGTCGGGGTACAGGTGCAGCGTCGCGCGCTCATAGACATAGTAGAAATACTCCGCGATGCGGATCGTATCCTCTTGTATCCATGACGACAGCCCCTGATCGCCCACACCTTGGCTGTACAGCGTCGAGATGGGCGACGCATCCGGGAACATGCGTTCATACTCGTCTCTAAGGATGTCCTCAGTGATGAAGCACCACTCAGCGTCAGCACCGCATGGGTCTTGGATCGTCGGGTCCATGTAGACGCTGAACGCATTGCGGATGCGCCCGATGCGGATGTCCTGATCGAAACTCTCTTCGTTGCAGTACTCAGTCAGCAGCCGGATGTAGCCTTCGCCGTACGTGACCTGATTGTCGCAAGCCGTATCGTAAGCCACGTCGGCATCCGACATGTACTCAATGTGCCGCACGACGCCGTTGAAAATCTCAGCGACCTGCACGTCAGCGTTGTCGTCCGCGGGGATGACCTTACCGCTGGGCCGGTTCTGACGTTGCTCGTTCGTTACCTGACGGACGTGCTGCGGCAGCTTGTTGATTGTCAGGCAAGGACGTGCGTTGATCGTTTGGCCCTGCACCGCACCGCGCGTTGCCAGCACGTCTGCTGGCCACTGCCACTGATTGTCGGGGCTGCCCGCCATGAAGCGGAGATCGTCCAGTTCGTCTTCACGGCTGTCCGAGTACGCTGCCTGCGCCATTTGCAGGCGGGAGCGCATGGTCGCCATTTTGTCGTCATCGCGCGACGTGGACTTTGCAGGGTTAGACCCTACGTTTGCGACCTTGCCAGCCGTGTTGATACCTGTCGGATCGGCCATATTACTTCTTTTTGCCCTTTGCGGCTTCGCGCTTCACGCTGTACGCGATTGCTACAGCTTGTTTTTGCGGCTTACCAGCGCTTATTTCAGCCTTGATGTTCTTGCGGAACGCCGACTTGCTGGTCGATTTTACCAACGGCATCTTACTTCGCCTTTTTGGACGGCGTTGGGCGCTCACGCACGGTCGTACGGATGATGTTAGAGCCGCGGCGTGCCATCAACACATCGTCCGCTTCAGGCGCACGGGCTAGTTTGCCGGGCGTGACGGGGGGTGCAATGCCGTAAGAAGGCTTTTTAGGTGCCGATGCTGCTGGCTTAGGCGCAGGCTTACCCAGCTTAGGCATTGGCTTGGCCGGTTGCAGCTTAATCGTGACGCTTTTGCCCGTTACTGGCTTAAATCCGGTCGGTTTCGTAGCCATTTATTTGCCTTTCTTAGCTGTTTTGGCGCTCTCACGGAACGCTTTAGCGGTTGGTGCACCCTTGGTGCCCGGTTTGCGCATTTTTTCGCCTGATCCAGCCTTTATGCGGGCCTTTTTAGCGTGAATGTTGGCGTATAGACCCGGTTTCATGAGCATTTCCACCTTTTCAGACTAGCTTTGGCACGTTCGCCGTTCTTAGCTTTGGCCGCAACGGCGCCCATGCGTGCGCAGAACGACTTTTTGCGCCCTGCATCAGCCTTTGTCTTCGGGTTGGGCGCTGGCGCCTTCAGTTTGGAGCCTGTAGCGGCATTATACTTGGCGCGGCCCTTAGCAGTCAGCCCTGCGCCCTTGGACACGGGCAGCTTTTCACCGCGTCCAACAGCCAGCGATACGGACTTCTTCTTATCGGGCATTACGACCCCATCCAAGATGTAGCAATTCCACTCGAAGAATACGCCCCTACGCGCTTCTTGTCAACGCGCGCTTCTCTGCTTGCCAGTGGGAACGCGAACGTCACCGCGATGGCGTCTGCGGCGTCTGGTGAGGCCAGCCCGCGGGCCTTCATGTCCTTCTTGCTTTCGAGAAAAATTGTCCCCTTGCTGTCGGGCTTGATGCGCGGCCCGATCAAGTCCGACTTCAGGAACCTATCGTTGGGCAGGTGGGCGTCCTTGAGCCATTCTCGCATCGCACCCCACATCTCAGCACGCTTGTTGCCGTACATGAGTTGCTTCATGGCCTTATTGCCGAAGTTGACGCCCCTGATCTTGTACCGCTGTTCCTTGAGCCGATCTACGACGCCTGCTCCTAGCCCGCCTTCGTCGATCACGGTGATGGCCGGGTTGAACTCTTCGATAGCCTCAATGACGTGCCCGACGACTTCCATCGTGTCTGCACCGCGCAGGCGGCGTATCTCGACGATGTCACGCCCCTGCCGGATGGCGATGACGGTCGCGTCGCTGCCGAAGCGTGCTGGATCGACGCCGATTGCGATGGGTGCGGTGTTGTCCTTGTGCTTGGGGCGCCGCATGGCGTCATCGACCAAGCTGACACCGATGAACTGGTCGTCGCCTTCGCTTGGGAACTGTCCATAAACCTCGACATTGGCTTGGTAGCTGTCAGCCCCATACTCGTCGATGATGCGCTGATAGACGTTCTTGTCGGTTCCTTCGACCGTGCGCGCGTCGATGTTGCGTGTGCGCCAGAACGCCCGCTTGGAGTTGAACGTCTCGTAGAAGTACCCCGTATTGCGACGCGGGTTGGAGAACGACAAGTGGAAGCGATGCGGCGTATTCTCCGTGAAAAAGCCATCACTGACCGACCAGATGCTGTCTGGAATACCGCTTGCTTCGTCAAATATGAGACACACGCCGTCGAAGTTGTGGACGCCCGCGTACGCGTCAGGGTTCTCTTCCGACCACAGCCGCCCTTCGACGGACCAGTAGCGCGTGCCCTTGCGCAGGTCGCGCTCGACGATCTCGGTCAGCCACTTGGCTGGCATGATGCGTGTGGCGGCGATCTCGAACCAGTGGCTGTTGAGCGACATCGCCAGCCACTTGGTAATCTCGGCCCATGTGACCGAGCGTAGCTGCGCTTCGGAGTTAGCCGACACGATGGTTGTCGATCCGATGCGTGTGGATAGCATCCAGATCACGACCCACGAGACAAGGGCTGACTTGCCGATACCGCGACCCGACGCCACCGCCATGCGGAATGTATCGAAGTCCATCTTGCCTTGGTTGGCTTTGATGTGATCGCGCAGGTCCGCCAAGATGTCGCGCTGCCATTTGCGCGGCCCGTTGAAGTGTTCCAGCGGTGTGCCCGGTTCGCTCCACGGAAACGTCAGCAGCACGAACGCGAGTGGGTCATCCTTGATGCTTGGCGACCACAGCCTCGACATCAGTTCCATCTCGTCCTGCGCTGAGTAGATGGGCGTCTGCATGTTGGGTGTTATCCTCTAATTTGCTTATGTCCGTGTACAGCCCTTCGATCACGCGGGTCTGCGCGCGTTCCAAGGCGCCGATCACGCTGATCTGCTGGTCTACATTCACGTCGATCTGCTGCTTGGCGACCCAGCCATGCTGGTGCTTGAGTATCTCAAGGGCTGCCTTGCTGTCGCCGTCAGCGGCTGCCGCGTGCAGGGTCTTAGCCGCGACGTACTCGCCCTCGGCACGGCCCTTCTGCTCGGCCATCTCCACCAGCGGGTCGAACTCCGCCAGACGGCGGTACTGCGCTGGGGTCAAGCCAGAGGCTAGTGCAAGGCTGTCGCCCTTCAGGCCGAACTTCGCGGCTTCGTAAATCATCTCCAACCGCGCCTCAGTCGCCTGTGGGCGCTCCGGTGTGAACGGCAGGGAATAGAATGTCATGTGCAGCATAATAGTTGCATTCGGTCTGGGATGCAAGTGGCGCGACGACACACCCCGAATATGCCGCCGCGCCTCCCCCGACCTTGACTATATACTGAAAAGCCAATTGCGTTGTCGGGATGGGACAGCGGTTTTTTAAAAAATAAAAAATAAAAAAAATAATTATTGTTCGCGTACCCAGCCCGTGACAGTCACCCCGCGCTCGGCCCCCACCCCCCGGCCTAAAAACTGCCAGCAAAAAGCATTAACATTTCTGCGCAGGATTTGGGCGCGGTCATTTGGCTTGGGCGGTTTAGGCTATGCGAAACCATTTTATGGGCGCGGCGATTGCGCATCATTTTATTTGGGCAGGCTAGGTTTACGTTAACGTAAAGCTTGGGCGGTTTAGGCTATCCTCAAACAACAACCCTCAAAGTCATGACAACCGGGGGAGAGAAAGCACCGGCCAAAGAGAGGGGGCTTTCCCCTTTTGGGCGGTTTAGGCTATTTAGGCTATCAACTTACAGTCGCCAGAATTTATGCGCTATTGCGTCTCATTCTTAACTAACACTTTTTTTTAAATTTAAGACATATCCAATAGCCTAAACCGCCTAACCGGTCGTCAAGCCCGCGCAAAACGGCCCCTAAATTTAGGCTATCCTCAAATGTTTCATAACCTAAATCCATACCTAAACCGCCCAAAAAACAGCCTAACTGTGTTGCATGGCTAACACACCATCAAATGCCGCAACAAATCTTGCTGCAAAAATAGTCAAAGTTAGGCTATTTGGCCAAAATGGATGACTACAATAATTTTGTTGCAAAAAGGGCTTGACGCTAACCTCAAAGTCTGTAGATTGAGGATAGTTTCAACGGGAGCAAAACGACATGACTAACGCATACATCATTCATTATATGGGCAAGCTAGGCCCGTGCTATTCAGTAGAGTATGGCAAGGATGTATTCCAAGCCGTGCAATCTTTTATGGCCCTGCGCAAACTATCCCAAATCTATTTGGTGCGCCGCATGACAAATGCGCACAACACCGGCCCGGTCTATCTTTAAGGAGCAAACGAAATGACAATGAAAAACGATCTATCTGCATTCGCAACCAAGGGTGAAGCAACAGTGGCGCGGCGTCTCGTCAAGGCCATGCTGGCCCGCGAACTGTCCGTCAGTGTCAATGACGGGGAAGAGTGGACAGTCAAGAAATCACGCGACT